CATTGTGTGAAAAGTATTCAGTAAAATAACTACGACCATTCCACCAACCACACTTATACGAAATACTATTGTCAGCACTAATAGTAGCACTAACTATAGTACCATGAACATCATCAGTCAACTTAACTTTGCTGCCAATCTTATATAGTTCCAGAGAATTTTTGCTCATCATTTTTCCTTATTATTCAATTCAAAAACCGAAAATAATACCCCTAGTCGGACTTGAACCGACAAGCCCTTGCGGGCAACGGATTTTCTTACTACTATAGTTTTCACTACCATTTCTGTTTGTAGTCTGGACTTTATCTTAACCATAACTTTCGTTTTAGGTTCCTGCCATTAAGTCTCTACACCTTCATATTGCTATGCTTGGCTCGGTATTAGCATTTTAAAGCCTTCACCGAATTTGACAGGTTCTACTTTAAAAGTTTCCTTTTAAGCACTCAAATTGTATAAGTCCGTTGTGTTTGCCAATTTCACCATAGGGGCATAAAACAACCGACTACAAAAACCACTGACTTGAGGTTGATTATCTTGTTGTGCCTCTGTCATTTAAATTCTTGTAGCCGGTTGATTATTGGTTTAAAAACAACTCTCAGCCGTTATTGTGGGCCTTGAGGCGACGAACAATCTCAGCCATAGCCTCGACGTTATCAACCGTCTTGGTAGGCTTCGCACGTTCCATAGAAGGAAGTTCAATACCCTTCTTAGCCAGAGCGGCCTTTGTACGAGCAAAACGAGCCATAGTACTAGCAACCTTCTGACCTGTCTTGCTTGCAATTTCAGCATAAGTCTTGGACGAATAAACAGCCTCAAGAAATGCTTCATCGCTGCAACGAACACGGGTCTGCTTCTCAACATTAGTAACTTCAGCCATAATCAACCTCCAATTCATTTCCAATTTACTTCACAGTTTCGGTCACGCGACCTCAATCACCTGTGTTGTATTCCTATCATATCCTGTGTATCGGCATTGTCAATAGGCCGACTTCACTTTTTTTTGAATTTTGACTTTCCGAAGCAAACACACCAGTAGGGAATTTTATTTCTAGATAAAGCATATCCGCATCCAATATCAGTAAAGTTTTTATTCATAATATTATTTCTATGTCCGATACTTTTTATCCAGCTATTCATAACTTGTTCTGGAAATGTTTGTCCTGACGCTATATTTTCTCCTACTAAACTAAAACCAAGAACTAAAATATTTCTTAATTCGCCATGTTTTAGATTATTTGTTGTAGCCATTAATAATGCCCACTCTTGAGCATATATCATCAACTTTTTATTTTTTTCTAAGTCAGGAATTTTCCATAACCATGTTTTTTTTCTTTGCTCATTATGAAGAAAAATAAGCCGGTCTAGATCTACCATTAGTCTATTCCTGTGGTAGTATGAATCCTAAAATTAGATAAATCCAAAATAATAAACTACCACTAAATATTGTTCCTACTATAAATAGTAGCCTTATAATAGAGGCGTCTATTCCCGAATATTTCGATAATCCTCCACAAACACCAAATAACATTCTATTATTAGTACTTTTAGTTAATTTACTCATAAATAAGATACCTCTAGGCTAGTATAATATATAATATACACCTATTTAGTATTGATTATCTTTATCTACAAATAAATTATTAAAATTTATATCTTCAAAAATATCATCGGCTGGAACAATAGTAGGTAATCTTTCTGTTTTTTGTTGTTTATGAACGGAATAATTTTTTAATTCAGATAAGTTTTTTATAGTAATATCTATAAATCTATCTATATGAGACTGAGCGTTTTTGTAGAAAGATAATTCTTTTTCGTTTTCATTTAAAATATTTTCTACTACCCGTATTGCCTCTGGACTTTCTTTGTATTTGTTAACTAATCTTTTACATAGCCATAAAATGTATTCTTGATCTTTAATATTCATAAGTGCCTCCTTGCTTATAGTACTAGGCACAGATGAATTTGACAACTTATTTTTTAATAGACCTACACTTTACAGAGAATTGAGAAACTCTCTTAACTCATCGATTTGTTTTTCGTGCAGTATAATTTGATCAGTATATGGCTTGCCATATCTAAGTATTTGATAAATATATCGTATTTTTTGCCAAAGCGAAATTCTGGATGAGACTAAGGAACTAAATACAGAAAGTTCAATCATTTTAAATATCCCATCATAATCAATAACTAAAACTTCACTATGACAATCACAGCGAATAAATAGTGTTCGATAATTATTTTTTAGGTCTTTTTTTTCCAAAGATTCGTTCATAGTTTTTATCCCAGGTTTTTTGATCTACGCTTTTAGGTCTACGTTTAGAACCTTTACCATTTTGACTCATAATTAGTCCTCAAGAACGAAACTCCAGTAACGGCTATCTTCCTTCTTTTGCAAATTATCCCAATACAAGCAGCGGGCGATATATGATGGAATTTTTTGCTTACCGCAATTTACCATCCAGTGACGTTCAGCCTTTTTATAAATGGTTGAGCCACTCTTACTCTTATTATATTTCAAGTGTTCCATATCGTAAAGCCTAAGCATATGAACGTCCAAACACAATGCTCTAGCCTCATTAGGATGAATCATTTCAAGAGCAAAACTCACCTTAGCCAAACCAATACCATTAATCTTATTTACGATCTCATCACGCTTCTTAACATGACCCTTCTTAGTAGTAAAATAGAAATCTTTAGGATTGGCCCAAAACTTAGTAGCAAAATCCCAAATATATTTTGTACGATTGTTGTGCAGACCAACTCCGCTCTTGTGAAGTTTTTCTTTCAAAACATTTTCATCGTCAATCCATTCATCAAAGTTCTTAATAGCATTATATCCCTTAACATTACCTTGCCAAGTAGTGTGTACGCTGGTATAGGCAAAAAGGTAGCGGCGAAAAATATCTTCAATATTCTGAGGACGCACACTTTCCCAATATTCTCTATATGCCACAACCTTATCTCTAGGAAATGTAGAAAAGAAAATATCGGCCTTGCTCTTGCTCATTTCAACAGTATTATTTTCAGCAACAGTGTTCAAAACAATCATGGTTTTCTCCAATGGGTATGCTGTGATTCTACACTACAGGTATCGTCTTGTCAAGACTCGTTTCTTTAAACGGTTCTAGCAGCACCATGTAGAAATTTAAAAGTAGGAAAGCGAAGGCTCAAACCTCCATCTTGATTCTCACTTTCTGAGAAATACTGGACAGTTATGACTTTTCCAAGAATTTTCTTAGGATGCTTATAAAAATCTTGTCTTTGATCAATAGAAAAACCACTACCAACTCTGACAATATTATCCTTGTGTTTAATCATCACACAAGATAGCATCGTTTCTTCACACTCTGCACCGTCTTTAACGTATCGAAATGGCCCCATTTCAGTATCAATAACCTCATATTCATCATCAAAAAACTTTTTAACTTTAAGTAGGTCTTTGCTACGCTTTCCTTTATATGGTTCATCTGCTCGTAGCATAACACCCTCCCAAAAAGAATCAGCGGCCTCTTTAACCCACTCTTGAAAGTGTTCATCATTATGAATCAATTCTTGTTCAAGTAGAGTTAGGCATGGACATTCATTCTTGGTCATAATCTCTGTCAGATTTGCTAAACGAATAGAATATGGACGATTCTTTTGTCCTTTCTTACTATAAAATTCATCATGGGTTAGCATATCAAAAATCTTAAATGATGGATTAGGAATAGTATGATCCTTCTTCTTGAGTTGTTTCATAACTCCCTGAAAGTCCTCATTACCTTCATCATCTACAAGACAAAGTTCGCCATCAAATACTACATTAGTAACGCCAAGAGCCTTAATACCATCCCTGACGATGCCAAGAGTATCAAACTCTTTTCCCGTGCGGGAATAGAAGGTAGTATCACCATTACTATCAACAATCCCAATACATCTAGCACCATCAATTTTTCTGCTAACATACCAACCATCCTTCCAATCTACAAGTTTAGGCTCGTACTTATCTGCCAGAGCAACACTAAACTCTGGAATATGGTCAGGAATAGCCTTGTTGATAATCTTGTCACCAGCACGGGTTTTCAAGTCTTTATCAATAATGCAGTAAATGAGTTCTTCAATATTGTCTTTATTCGATTGACTATCAATAAAGGTATGGACTGCCCCAATAGCATCATGCCCAGTAATTTTACGACTCTTTAGATCATCAAGAAGATCAAAGAAATTCTTGTAACCTTTACCTCTTAGGGAATTTTTCTTCTTGAGATTGTCGCTGGTAACATTATATTGCCAAAGAGGATGATAGGTATAGAGAAGAATTTTCTTGGCAAAATTTGCAGCCTCAGAATTATGATTACAATAATCTTCAATAATACCTTGCTTATCAATAGTGCTGCTCGTAGCACGAAGATCACGCACCATTCCCCAAACATAATTAAAATCGTGAATCATCCAAAGTTTCTCCTGTGTTTAGCGTAGTATACCATACGCTAGTCCTGTTGTCAAGTATCGACAAGTATCGTCTTACAACTTGAGTTGGGATACTAAACTATTTAGTTCTATGATCTTTTATCCATTGAACAAATTTAGATATCCTTGTATGTCCGCTTTCTTCTCCATATTTTGACATAGGAACTTTATTTTTTCCTACTACCATAACGCAAGAATTTATACCAGCTAATTTACCATCTATAAAAAGACCTCCACCACTATCTCCACTACCAATTAAAAATTCTAAATTTGTATATCCTTCTGTGCCTCTCTTAGAAGCGGAGCAGATTAACAGATCTCTATCGATATAATCTATTTTATTTGATCCTGCTCTTTTCTTATTATCTGATATGTTTATACCGGTATTAAAATTTCCAGTTAATCCATAACCAGATATAGCACAAACCTTACCGACCTCATCCTCATCAAAATAAATTGGAGGATAACCATCCAAACCAAAATCTTCTTTACAGTAGCCTAGTGCTATATCGGCAACTCCAAAACCATTTATTTCAAAATCTTTATGTATGGTTATTTTTGATAATTCAAATTTTTTGTCTTTAATAGTTATATAACATAATTCATAATTCTGAACAACATGAGCAGCAGTTAAAATATGATTTTTATCAATTGCAACAGCCGATGCACAGAATAGTGTGCCGTCTTTATATTTCCCGCAAATCTTAACAACACAATAAAATTGTTCACCAAATTCTAAATATTTAGAGTCTGATATTGATGGATCTATAGTTCCACAATAAGATGGACTAATAATAGTAAAAAATAAACAAAAGAATACCAATAGAAATCTGAAATGTAACATACTATAGTCCTCCTAATAGGCTATAATAAATACACTAATTTTTATTTTTTGCTTTAAGTAAATAATTTGCTGCTTTTATAATACCTTCTAAATTATCTCCTAATTTTCCTA